GCTGGTTCCTTCGCCCACATATACCTTCTTTGCTTTTCTGACTTGAACGGCATTAGTGTAAAGTTGGTTTCACCCCACCATGAATAACTCCCAAAAGTTCTTCCTGAACTTGAAAACTATGCGCAACGGCCTCAAACATTCGTGCCGTATCATACGGTCCTAATGCTTCAACGTACATATTACGAGTCACTGCCAATAATGCGCCACAAACTTGCAAATAATCATCAGGAGAATGTATCTCTTCCTTCGCGACCTGTTCAACCCTTTGCATCACTGTGCTAAGTTTTTCAAGTTGTTTTTTTATTTTGTCCGTTTGATTTTGTTTTTGCATTTTCCCTTGCAACCCTTTCCGTTGATTCATTCTTCATGGCCTCTCTCGTAGCCGCCATGTTCTCTTTCAGAAGTGCCATTGCTTCTGTGGAATCTTCCTTATTAACATCTGCTGATGCTTTCATCAAGTCAATACTTGTTTCCGCTTCCAGCTTGTCTCTTTCAAGGTCAAGTTTTTCAGAATCCACCATCATGTCCTTCTGCAATTTCATTTGTGCTTCCATTGCCTTCAGGTCAATTTCTTGCTGTTTTAACTTGATTAGTGGATCTTGAGCTTCTCGTTTCATTCTAGCCTCTTCGTCTTGCGCTAGTTGTTGAGTCATTTGTGCTTCAATTTGTGCCTGTTCCCCAGCTTGCTGGTTCACTAATTGATCCATCTGTTGTTGCAATTGTTGCATTTGCTGTGGATTCTGTTGTGCCTGTTGCATTTGTTGCTGCATTTGTTGCATTTGCTGTTTGTATTTTTCCTGTACCTGTTGTCCTGCAATTAATGAAATATGCTCCGAAACGTGTGCCTGCAACATCGCATATAATTGCGGATTGATCTGTACCATTCTTGTAAACATGAACTCAGCATGTGCCTGCATATGTGCTATATGATTTTGCATTGGAAATGACTTTGGCTCTTTTCCACGCATTGCACCGGCATTCTCTATTGCTGGACTCATTGGTTCCGGCATCTCCGGATCCGGTTTTAATATCGCTTCCACATTGTCCACACCCATCGCATCATACATTCTTCTGTATGCTTCACGCAAATTATGAAGTTGCGGTGCTGCACTTGCCAATTGCAGTTGTTGCTGTGCCAATGTGACACGCTGCGCCATTGAAAATATGTTTGGATCGGATACGGGAATAATATCAACACGATCATCAAAATCAGATTGTTTAATTTCCTGGTTTCCACCAACAACCATATATGGATATTGCGGTGGAAGATAAATCTGAAATACTTTTGCTAATAACTTGAATTCAATCTTTTGTGCATAATGCAATCGCTTGTGTATTGCACTCATAACTTTTGTTCCACGCTCAATCAATGCGAGCGTAGTTCCTACGGGATTCTGCTCGTTTCCATCCCCAAGTTTCATGTCTGCAATTGCAGCAAATGATTTTCCTGCGTCAACAGCAAAACCTAACAATGCAAAAAGAACTTGTGATGGTTCCTTGTAAGGAAGGGGCAACAATGATTCCTTGATGGAAACTCCTGTTACATCAACGTCCCTGAATTCCCCTGGCTGCAATGGCTCGTCATGGTCGCGTATACGCATTCCACGTGCCTTGAAACCTGCTGGCAGATTGGCAAGAGTACCTGCATCAATTAACTGCCGCAAAACACTTGTTGCAGTTCTTGACAACCCACCTAGCATATGTATTAGACCAAAGCCGTAAAACCCTAGTCCTGGGAGGAATTTGTAGTGTACAAAATAATGGTTCTTTAAAAAATTAGGATCACCTTCTTTCCAGTTTCTTCTTATGGAAAGAACCGTCCTTGAAAACTTATCTATTGAAACTATGTAAGGAAGCTTTACACCGGATGTATCCTCAAATCCAGGTACATCGGCATTAACATGCATCTCCAGTATGATATGCTCGTCATCATCGGATGCGTAATTCTTTTCAACTCCATGCAATTCATCAACCTTATCGACAGCATCGGATGACTCCGTTTGTCCGGTTGTAAGCTCCACGTCGCGGTAGAACCCTCCTAGTTGCTGCTTTCTTACATCATTTCCATTTGTCTTGATGACATGCGTTATCCTATCCGCACTTTCCAGATCCGTTGCCATATAGTTGATTACTAGATCCTCACTGGTAATGAACTTCGCCGTTGCTCGCTTCAAAAGACTATCATAATAGACTTTCTTGAAAGCTGATCCTGAAAGTGGAAGGTAAAACAGTAATTGGTCCATGTCCGGATCGTACTCGCGCATGACATCAGTAATCTGATAATTCATGAATTGCTGCACTCTTTTCGCCTGATCTTGTACTTCAGGTGTTGAGAGTCCCATAACTTGAGTACGAACGGGGCCGCTTGGGGGGAGAAGTTCCTTATACGCTTGGGCTTGAAACTGTGTAACAGATTCAGCGAGTAAGGGGTGAACGACCCCGGACGCTCCTTCGAACGGTTGGGTGCGGTCTTCATACTTGAATCCCATCATATCAAGGCCTTTGACATAGGATTCTTCCCAGTCCTTCCTTGAATCCTTATCCGATTCGAATCCTGCAAGCAGATCATTTGACAACCTGCCTAATTCATTGTCTTCAATGTAATCCGCTAAGTTAGCATCATGCGGAATATTTGTTGTATCTATGGGCGCATTGGGGTCAAAATTAACCTCGGCACCTCCATCTGGCGTTTCCGTCAATTCAACGTCCGGGTCGAACTTTACAGTTTTATCCGGTTCCAATTGCACATCTTCGCCAGTAGGCTCTATGTCTAAAGCCCCTGTTAACGCCTCTAGCGCCTTATCTATATTATTCTTAGTTTCTCTAGCCATTTATAGCTATTCCTCCCCTCTTATATGCAGGCAGTCCTTTTGAAACAATGAATTTCGCTTTATCATCCAGCCAAATCAACGGAACTTCCCACGCTACACCTTTCTCATCCATTATAGATGTTTTTACAAATTTTGCACCACTTTTCTTTGCAACTTTTTTCATTGCGCCAGTCGCCATTGGACCGTATGCTACAAGGTTTCCGCCAAAGCTATCATCCGTTGACCTTAGCCCCCTATTCTTAATCGCAGATGACGCGACGGAAACTCCGTCATACCCACCTTCCTGCGCCATTTTCGTTGCATACTTGATGACAAATTCATTGTAGTCCTCCGTCTTGCTATACGGACCTTGCGGTACGCCACTTGTCTTTGGTAAGTCTCCCACTGGCCGGTATGCTAGTGTAGATAAAATACCATGGTCTACTACTACACCAAAAAAAGGAACAAAATACGGGGATCCGGATAAGCCAGGAGCTATATTCTGGGGGTCCCGGGAAAAGATCATCGGTTCACCGCAGGAGAACATGACAGGCCAGAAGTGGCTTGACTATCTCTTGACAGGACAGCACGGAATAGTGAACCCGGGAAAATTCCCAATCATCAAGCACGCTGAACTGAATGACACTTCACTCGCGCCGCTCCTATCGAAGTACAAGAACAAGGTTATCCCCAAAAAGACCCTTGTGGATTCATTTGATCGGATCGCACCGAAGATGGATGTCAAGATAGCAGGACGCGAGGTTAAGGTGGAAATGATGGATAAGTACCTTAAATCCCTTGAGAAAATAGACCCGCAGTCATACCGCGAACCGCAAGCTGGATTTTTCAGGTATTTGAAGTCAACGGAGGACAAATTGAAGCGTGGAATGCAGCCTGACGCTGATGCAAAATATGCGGAAGAGGCGGAGTCCATATTGCAGAGTATTAACAGGATGGTAGATGACATTTACGGCGTTCCGAATGTATTGGAACAAGGATTTCCGCAGAAGTTTCCTTTCAAGTTGAAAAATATGATTAATCAACTGTCCAGTGCCTCCGGAAAGAGGATAACTGGACTGAGGGAATATACCGGTGAACCACAGTATGCCACTACGCAGACGCTTGGCGGCGGCGAGAATCCGCGTGAATTGCTATTCAAGTACACACCTGGAGCGATGCGAAAGGGCGAGCCTGTATACAAATATCAACATGAATTTAGTGGAATACCGAAGGCAGAAGGAAATAATGCCTTCGTGCACATGCGTATGACCGATAGGACGGATGAGTACGGAAGAAGGATTCTCTTCATAGAGGAAATACAGTCCGACATGCACCAGCCAATCAGGCAGTCGCAGAAATACGTTAAACAAATGGTAGAGGAAGGAAAACCTCCAATGCCGGGTGAATTAGCGAAAGCACGGTATGCCACACGTGGGGATGTTCCACTACCCGTGAACTTATCGGATAAGGTGAATGAGGAACAATTTAGATTGATTGTTGCCAAGATTGAGGATTTAGGCGCGCAACCACAGACAGTGGAAACTCAAAAACGAATAACTAAACTTAATAGGGAAAGGAAGAAAATAAGAAAAATAATTGATGCGAGCCAGAAAAGAGACTTACCAAAGACAAGT